GCTAAATTTCTACAAAAGACAAAGTATGAGGGGGGGTATATAATAGTTCACATGGAAAACAAACCAACTGAGTTGCGCTTAGTCGAAGGGAATTCCCTAAGTGCGAATTTACGCAAAAGAATTCCTTACGCTGAGTGGATGGAAAATCCTTTAGCCTGGGACAAAAAGAAATTCACCCAAGAAACTGCCGATTACATATATGACAGTTACGGGATATATGATGATCAGAACAAACATACGCTAAGTATGCTGGCAGACCAAATTGAAACCTATGTAAGTTGTAATATTGGCTTGGTTGGCGCAGACCTAATAATATCTACCAACGATGGCAAGACCCTTGCACCAAATCCATTGATTAGTATTAGGGATAAGACATTGACACAAATCGTAAGGCTGATGAACGAATTAGGGCTAACCCCTAAGTCTAAGTTAGTAAAGACTAATACAAGAAAAGAATCGCCAGTTGCAAGATTAGCCGCTGGCCCATTGGCTAGATGAATTGGGAATTAGGGGTTCAATACGCACACGATGTAATTGATGGCAAAATTAATGTTTGCCGAAATGTTCGTTCATCTTGTCAACGATTTTTAAATCAATACGCTAATACAGAATGGGATTGGATTTTTGATCCTAGATTCCCCGCCCATGTGCTAGATGTTGCATCGCACATGAAACACACTAAAGGCCCTGATGCTGGCAAGCTGATAGTATTAGACCCATTCCAAATTTTCTTTATTTGTGCCGTTTATGGATTCCGTAAAAAGACGGATGTATCTAAACGGATGGTTACGGATGTAATACTCTACATTCCCCGTAAAGCTGGTAAGTCCACACTAACGGCCATCATTGCTCTTTACGAATTAAAGTTTGGCGAAGTTGGTGCAGAAGTTTTTACCCTGGCAACTAATCGTGAACAAGCAACGATTGTGTTTGATGCCGCCAAAGGATTTATTGAAAACTTACCGCCAGAAGCCCAGTCATGGTTTGAGGTCAGTAAATACGAAATTAAAAACTCTGGCGATTCACAATCAATGTTTAAAGCGTTATCCCGTGACACCAAAAAGACTGGTGACGGTAAAAACCCATCATGCGTGATCGTGGATGAAGCCGCCCAAATCGTAGATCGCAACTCTATTGAAGTATTACATTCTGGTATGGTTGCCCGTCAAAATCCGTTGCGCATATACATCACTACCGCCAGCTTTACTAAAGACACCAAGTTTTATGAAGATATGTCGATGTTTGAATCGATGCTTAATGGCGAAGCAACTGATAACCCAAGATGGTTTGGTTTGCTTTATGGCTTAGACCCAGAAGATGATTGGAAAGACCCTAAGACCTGGGCAAAGGCTAATCCCATGCACGGCATATCTGTATTTGAAGATGCGATTGCCCAGCGTTGCGAAGAAGCCAAACACAAACCAGCCGCACTTAATGAATTTTTATGTAAGACACTTAACATATTTGTTAGTGCCAATAGCGCATGGATTGACAGAAATTACTGGGATGAATCTGCCGATATATTGCCAGCACAAGACCCAGAAGCCGTATTTATTGGATTTGACTTGGCGGCCACTCGTGACTTAAATGCCGTATGCACTTTAAAGCGGTATCAGGAAAATGAATACTATGCTGAGTTTCAATTCTTTTTGCCAGAAGCCGCACTTGAGTTAATACCCAAGCATTATCTGGATATATTTGAAGTAGCCATCCAATCTGGGATTCTCAAGCTGACCGAAGGTAATGTAATGGATGATCGGGAGATTAGCGAATTCATCAAACAACAATGCGAAAAGTATGATGTAAAAGAGGTAGGTTACGATGCTTACAATGCCGCTTCTATGGTTGCTCGTTTGCATGATGCTGGGATTCCTGTAAAGAAGGTTGGACAGGGAATGGCGGTGCTAAATAATCCTTCCAAGTATGTAGAAAAGCTAATAATGAACCATCAGATTAAACACGATGGTAACCCATTTGTAGGATGGCAACTAGGAAACTGCGAAGTTTATGAAGATGTAAACGGCAATATTAAGGTTCGGAAGAACGAATCTGACAAATCAGCCAAAGTTGACGGCATTATTGCTATGATTATTGCGGCTCATTGTAGTTTAGATAACCCTTTTGTAAGCAATTCATTCGGTTTTAGAAGTTTTTGATGTAAAATCGTTAGAAAATGTAAGGGAAAATCATGGGAATGTTAGATATATTCAACAAAGATAAATACAATTTGTCAAAAAATGAGGGCAAATCGTCAGAAGTTTCCGTGCAAAACCTTTTAGAAAACAATACTTTATTTGGTCAAACCCAGCTTGGTAATCAGATTCTTCGCCAGAATCAAGGTGGGCAACAAGGCGCAAACTTCCAATTACTGTATGTAACCACAGCATCAGCCACAAACGCTGGCCGTGTAGTGGATATGTCGGTACTTTCCCGTAATAGTACCGTTATGTCTTGTGCGAATATGATTGCTAGAGCATTGGCACAATGTTCAGTATCAGTCATGTATAAGACTGATGATGGCACTTTTGAGGATTGTTTAAAGTCCGATAAATCTGGCACACGGGATAAAAACAAAGCAAAACAGATATTAAATCTGCTAACTGAGCCAAATAACTTCCAAAACCAATATGAGTTTTGGTATCAATGGGCATTATGGTATTCCCTAGCTGGTGAAGTATTTACATTGCTATACCGTAAAGACCAAAAAGACCCTAATCAAACTCCGATTGAGTTGTATAACCTTGATGCAACCCTGATTACCGTACAAGCCAGCCCAGCCCGTTATCCTACATATCGTGTATCTACACCAACATACGGATTTAACAAAGATGAGCCATTAGCCGCTTATCAAGTAATACATTGCACAGAAGCCCCGTGGCAAGGTTCTGCTGGCTTCAATAAAGGTATTTTGGCAACTGAATTGGTGGCACTTGATACTGATATTGATTTGTATGCCAACTATGTCATGCAAAACGGTGCAAAGCCATCTGGCATTTTTAGCACAACTCAAGTAATTCCTGATAGTAAATTTAAAGAAATTGCCGCTAGATTAAAAGAAGCCTGGTCAAGCATGACTGGTAGCCGCCCAAGCGATTTGAGCAAGCCAGGCCAAGGTATGTTGCTAGATCAAGGCATGACTTATACGCCAGTTCATATGCTGACTTTGCAAGATGCAGAAGCTAGCAAGCTAAAAGATCAAACTACTAAGCGTATTTGTGCATTATTTGGCGTTCCAGCTCAATTATTAGGCTTGGAAATGGGTAAATATAATAATACTCAAACATTGTTGGATGAGTTTTATAAAACCACCATGTATCCAATGATTATTAATATTGAACAAAAATTCAAAATGGGATTATTAAAGGGTTATCCAAACCTTGCTATTCGTTTTGATACTAAAGACTTTTTGAAGGGTGCGGCATTAGATCAAATGAACTTTGTTAATGCTGGCGTTGCTGGTGGCATTATGACCCCTAATGAAGCCCGTGAATATCTTAATATTGCAAAAATTGATGGTGGTGATGAGTTGGGTGGCGTTAATACTCAAAAATTATCATCTACAGATATACCAGTAACCAGCAAAACAGCTAAAATCATTCCTGGTACAAGCCCACAAGATACTGGCGGTGGTGGCGGCAATCAAACCAGCAAAATGAATATTGGCAAAACCTAATGACAATAAAAGATAAGTTGGATTCAATGATTAAGCGGTTAAATGTTAAACTACCGATAAAATCAAAAAAATCTCATATAATATACGACATCGATTACTCGATTATAGATGGGATTATAAATGAATCAAAACCTGACAGTCGTTTGCGAAGCAAAACTAAGCCTAGAAAAACAAGGCAAAGAATCCCAAACTCCTAGCGGCAATATTGTTGCTCGTGTTACTACATGGGGTAAGCGTGAGGGCGCAGACGGTAGAAAATTTAACTATCAGCCTGATGGCTTTTCCGAATGGGCAGAGCAATTTAAGTCTGAGGGTAAACCATTACCAATGTTCTTAAACCATAACGACATGGGTATGCCAGTCGGTCAATGGAATGAATTTAACT